ATGAAAAAACCTTATAGATTTATCAACAGGAAAGGACGTTCTATTCAAGTCATCTTTGCTCATATTCCAAACAAGTGCTTTTCAACTGGAACTAATGATTTTTCTCAAGCTGTGCTATGGGCAGAAAAGCATCTTTCAGAAGATGGACTAAGAAACGAGAAGACAATAAGGCAAATGACCTTGAATAATTTTGCAAAGGATTTCTTTAAGCCTAGTGATCCACATGGTTTTAGAAAACGAAATGAAAGAAGAGGATATAACTTTGCTCCACACTATTATGAACAAAAACAAAGACTATTAGAAAACCATATACTTCCTTTTCATGGCTCTTATTTGCTTTCTTCTATCACCGACTCCATGATGGAAAACCTTGTTTATAATCTTAAAAAAGTAAATAGCAATGAAGCTCTTGCAAACGACACTAAGAACAAAGTCTTTGACGTATATGGAATCATTCTTGAGGAAGCAAGACGGCAAGGCATCTTACAAAGTAATCCTTATGACAAAGCAGAAAGAATGGCATCCAATCATAAGCGCCGCCCTGCGTTTACTTCTAGGGAACTGGAAAAGCTATTTCCTGCAAATAAAGAACAGCTTATTTATATCTGGGGTTCTCTTAGATGGGCTGTCTATTTTCTCATTCAATACGAAACAGGGTGGAGACCAGGAGAGGTTGCAGCACTTGATAAAAAGAACTTCTATCCTGATACACGAGGAATCTATACAACAAGCGATATAGATTGGAAAAATAGAAGCGTACAGCCAAGAATAAAAACTTCTGATAAAGGACAAACTTTCAAGGCTGGTATACTGTCAGAGAGAACCGCAATGCTCTTACAGGAGCTTATAAACAAAACTAGAGGGCAATATGTCTTTATTCAATCAAATGGCAAATTTATTGGACCTGACGGAGCAAACAAACATTTGAAAGGAGCTTGTGCCCTTGCAGGAGTTGACATCTTCAAAGACAGGCAAAAACGTACTCAATATGCTTTCCGTCATAGTTTTCAGTCTTACTATCTTGGTCGTATCCCAGAGAACGCAAGACTTCTTTTGATGGGACATACAAAGATGAGAAGTGAGTATACACACCTAGATGCAAATGAAGTTCTTGAAAGAGTGTCTGAAATTGAAGGACTTAATGAAGCAATAGAAAAGAGAGGCTGAAAACAACCCCTCTTAATTTTAACTGGGATTCTTTTGCTTTTATTTTTATAAGGGTACAACCTTAATTAGTATACCATTATTAAACAACCTTAGAGTTGCTCTTTTTTTGGGGCATGTCCAAAATCTTACGAATAATTGAAAGTTCTTCCTCGCTTGCATTTTCAAGATATGGCACAAATTCTATGAAAGGGCTTTTTGAATAGTCTACCTTGTTATATTCATCAAAAAAAACAAGAGGGCTGACATTCAAAGCCTTTGCAAGCTTAACAACCATTGACTGTGGAGGGTCTACAACTCCTCTCTCTATTTTGCTAATTGCTCCTTTGGTCTTAAAGCCTACTCGATGAGCTAATTCTATCTGAGATAAACCCCTTTTTTCTCTAATTTCTTTTACCATTTTCCCAAAATCCATAACACTTACCTTCCATGGATTATTTTAGCAAAGAAAAAAGTATTTGACAAATATTTCTCGCTTTTAGGTAAAATTTTTATTGACATAGTCTATTAAGGTGGCTAATATATCCACTAGGAGAAAACAATGAAAAACGAAAAACTTGTATCCCTCATTAACACAAAAGGGGTAAAGAATAAGTGGCTCGCACATGAATTAAACCTTTCAGAATCAGCTTTTAGAAACAAATTAAGTGGCAGAAATGAATTCAAGTTATCGGAAATCAAAACTCTAAAAAAATGTCTTGGTCTGTCTCTACAAGAAGTCGAAGAATTTTTTTTCTAGTACGGTGGCTAAAGTAGCCACTTTAGGAGGTAAACATGAAACTAGACATAGCCACAAAACAAGACATTGAAGAGCTCAAAGAACAGATTAACAAGCTAACAGCAACGATTAGCTTAATGAGTTCGTGTCTATCTAAGCAAAAAGCCTGCACAACTGTGGATGTTAACGACATAGCACAAATGAAAGGCATTTCAAGGACAACTCTTGTAGAGAGGATGCCTTATCTCATGCCACAGAACGGAGTGAGCGAGTATGCAGGCAAAAAGAGATGGAACCTTTCAACATACCAAGAGTGGGATGCACGTCCAGTCAGTGAAAGAGAAATGGCATGGAAAGCACAGCTTAAAAACCAAGCAAGGGCTTATAAAGCCAAGAAGGGTTCGCAAGCTGTATGACATATCAATCTGTAGTCTTGCAGTATCAAGACACAATGCTAGGGGAAGACATAGGAGTTACGTCAAATAGAACAATATAACATTCCCTTCATTAGTACAACAGGAAGATTCTTCTCTACCTAGCGGAGAAGAAGCCTTCCACTTAAAAACAAAAAACGGACGGAATGGTTTAGGCAACATCCCCATTTTAACCTTTTTTTATTCCTTTCTTTGCCCATAGAGGTTCGATTCCTCTACCGTCCATAAGCCTGAGTTGAGGGCTAAATAAAAAAGGATGCTATCTCTACCAAACAGCATCCAAAATCAAAGGAGTGGCAGTTTTAAAAGCTTTACTACCATTTACGTGTAAATGATATGAGTAAAAGTAAAGCAAGTCAAACATGCTAAAAACGGCTATGGCAAAAATAATTTACCATGAAGAAAAAGACCTTTGTCCATGTTTCGAGGACAGGCTCAACAGCTGGACAAGTAGCGTCCTTAACGTTCTTATGGACAGATTTTCAAAAGAGGATTGCCCTATTCCCGGTCTAAAGCTATCAGGCATTTCCTTGTCACAAATTAAAGACGAAATCACAACAGTGAGTTTCAGTTTTAACAGAGAAGATAAGGAGCAAAACTAATGGCACACAAGAGAATTCCTATAGGGGCAAAAGGCTATATATCAGCAAGCCAGATTGGCAATCTTTTTGGTTGTGGCTATGGCACTATATATGACCTTTATTGTCGTTTTGTTGGAGACAATAACAACATAACTCAACCTAGTGAAGAGGCTGTAAAGTCAATGGAATTTGGCTCTTTCTTTGAAGAACCAGTAGCTAAGTTTGCAGCAAAGAAACTTGGTCTTGGTAAGCTTATTAAGTGTGGTACAACAGCATACTTTACAAAAGAGCGACCATACTTTATTTGTCACCCAGATCGCCTTGTTATTGAAGCATTGAAAGACGGAAGAAGAGCTGCACTTGAGATTAAATGTGTGTCTCCTCATGCAGAAGGATGGGGAGAAGAAGGCACAGACGAAATCCCTGATGTTTACTACTTTCAGGTGCAATCTTACTTTGCTTGCAAGGTTCCTTGTGACGTTGTTTTTGTTATCTGCTTAAGAGGGAATCGCATCTATGTTTACGAGGTAAAACCACAGCAAGACATTATTGATAGCATCCTCAAAAAGGTAGATGAAGCACACGAAAACTTCATAAATGGTATTATTCCAAAATCGGAAAACTATAGCGAACAATTATCAATCACAAGCAAAAAGTTGACTGGACTAAAAGTGCAATTGGCGCAGGTGATGAGATTCTTGCTAAGTACAACAGAGTTAAGGAAATAAGAGAGCAAGCAAAATCTCTTTTTAGTGAAGAAGATGCACTAAAAAAGGACATCCTGGAGTACATGGGCACAAGTCCAATTCTTTCAACTGTCGAAGATGGAAAAATGCGCAAGATAGCCACTCTTTCACAGAGAACAAGAACCAGTTGGGACATGGACAAACTACAGGAAGAGCATCCTGAAATCGCCTTCCAGGATTATCGCAAATCATCTTCATTTATCGACTTTAGATTCAGTTTCAAATAAGCAAATACGGAGGAAAAAGAACTATGTCAGAGACCAAAGAATTAGCAGTTGTACAGCGTGATATCGCAGATGCTGTTACAGAGAAAATTAACGTAATGACAGCCCAGGGAGACTTATCACTTCCAGAAGGCTACAGTGTTGGCAATGCCTTAAAGAGTGCTATGTTCAAGCTCCTAAGCATCAACGTCAAGGGAAAGAATGTATTTGAGCTTTGCACAAAGACCTCGATTTCAAACGCACTTCTCAACATGGCAGTTCAAGGACTGTCTCCAGAGCGCAACCAGTGCTACTTCATCCCTTACGGAAACGAGCTGCAACTTCAACGTTCTTACTTTGGAACCATAGCAGCACTTAAAAGAGCAAACAAAGACGTTTACAAGGTTGTTTGCGAAATAGCACACCAAGATGACCAAATCAAATGGGGATGGACAGATATTGGAGAGCGTTATGTAGTTTACATTGATACAGACCCAATCACCAACAGAGACAAGCCCTTTAATCTTGGCTTTTGCAACATCTTCTCCAGGGATGGAGAGCTAATTGGCTACACAGTCATGACCTGGCAAGAGATACAGAAGTCCTGGAGGCAGAGCAAGACCTACGAAGAGGGCGGAAACTCTCCACATGCCAAGTTCCCAGAAGAGATGGCAAAGAGAACTCTCATTGCTAAGGCTTGCAAGCTCTTGCTTAATAGCAGCACATCAGATGGCACAAACACAGAGATTATCAAGGCTTTCAATCAGACGACAGAGGCAAAGTACAACAACGATAACGACAAGGCTCAAAAAACGGCTGTCAAGCCACTTTCTAAGGCAGAGGCTATCAAGGCTAAGTACGTTGTAAAAGACGAGCCTAAAGCACAGGAAACACAAATGCAACCACAAGAGGCATCTTATGAAACAGAGCCTTTTGATGAAGGACTTCCTTTTGACGATACAGACATTGAGTTCTAGAGGGGGGGGCATGAAGAAAGTCCCAAAACCTTGGACTGAAATTCAAGGCAAAGTTAAGGGCAAGGCTAGACCTCGTTTTTATAACGGAGTCGTCTTTACCCCACACGATACAGTGGAGTACGAGGACGGGGTTCGTCAGTGCTACATGGAGCAAGACGGAAGGTTTCATGAAGGCGAGGTTTGTGTCTTTATTTGGGCTCATATCGCAATACCAAAGAGCTTTCCCAAAAAGAGACGTCAAAGGTGCATTGATAGCAAAGAGAGACCAATACGTAAGCCAGACTTAGACAACGTGGCAAAAATCATTTTGGACAGCTTAAACGGCATTGCATACAGAGACGATACACAAGTGACAACACTGCATATAAGACGTGTTTGGACAAAAGATGCAGAGCGAGTTGTCATAGGCATACGAGATGAGTTTGACAAGGAACCAGAAGAAACAAAGGAGGAGGTAGCAAATGAATGTCAACAAGCCAGTTTGTTATAAAGCCACTTGCAAGGCTTGCAAGACCATTTTGGCAGTATCTCCTGATGAGCTTAACTGGAAGAAATCAAACAACTTCAAATGTCCTACTTGCTCAAACACAGTCTTTATCACAGACAGCCTGGGCTTTCTCAATGACGGGGTGCAGGTTGTCTACAAGGAGGAGATCCATGAGATGTGAGTTCTATATGAGATGGGACATATATGCCAGAGCTAACGATGTGAAGTTCAACAAGTTCTGTCGCAACCATGTTGGAGTGGGGTTTGAGGTCTTCTTTGAAACTGTAGTTTTCATGAGGAAGAACGAGGGCGAACCAGTGGACTTTGACGACGCTGTAGACAATCTTGTCACAACTACACGTCTTGGCGAGGATGAGATTAGACAAGCCCTTCATGATGCTTGCAGCGAAGAGTACAAACTCTTCAAGACCACTAAAGAAGGCAAACTTTATTCCCTTAGAGTGCAAAGAGATGTGAAAGAGGGGCAAGAACTCTCGGAAAAAAGAAAGGCTGCAATTAAAAAGCGTTGGGAAGATCTGCAAACGAAAGCAAACAACGATAAAGATATAGAAATGAATAACAAGTCTAATACAAATCAAATACAAATGAATAACAATTGTAATACTACGTCTACGTCTACGTCTACGTCTACGTCTACGTCTACGTCTACGTCAGAGTTATCTTTCAGAACCTACTATTAGCCCTGAGACGAGAAACTCGCTCAAGGCTAGTGGTGAGGATGATGGTGCTGTGGAAGTTGTCTTTGAAGAGTTACCAGTTTTAGGTGGTGGCACATTCAAGGTCTCTGAAAGTCAAGTTGGTAAATGGCAAGAGTATTTTCCTGCAATAGACGTCAAAGAACAAATCAAGATGGCTCATTCATGGCTTGATGCAAATCCCAAGAATCAAAAACGAGATGTCAAACGCTTTTTGAACAACTGGCTTATGCGAAACCAAGAAAGAGCACGAGCCAACAGCAAAGCACCAGTTCAGGAAACTATCAAGGGCACAAACATTCCAATGACACTCAGAGCCAATGGAGGAGATCCGAGCCACTTTGACGATGATTCGAATTACGATTGGTATTTTGACCAGAGCTCAAGGGGTAGCAAATGAACATGTATACAAACTACCTGAAGCCTTTTTGGCAGTTTTCCATGAACTTCACACACGAAAACGATTACAAAAAGAAAGTTCTAGGCATTCCAAGAAAGTACCTGAATGCAGAGCTGGATAAGATTGACCCATTTAACGAAAGTCAGGTGGAGCTAATTAACAAGCTCAACGAAATGGAACGCAATCCAAAGAAGCTTGCAATGATAGTCAACGGTATTAACCACAGTGGCAAGACACACATTGCTTGTGCTGCTATAAGCTACATTGCTCGCTGTGATGATGCATACATTCGGGGAAGTGAAAAGTACGAGCTTTACAACAGAGCTCCAAGGTACGTCAACGAAAGTGACTTGCTTAACAGAACAACAGGCTACGGCAAAGGCTATGACTGGTTTACAGAGTACACAGACACAAGCCAGTTTTTGATTATCGATGAGTTTGGTTCTAATCAGTGGTCTTCACTTGAGGCACGACGCATTGGGCAGATTCTAAACAAGCGTTTCAACAACGGTCTTCAAACAGTGCTTTTAACGAACCGCAACATGGGAGAGATGTTTGAGCTAATGAGCAGTGATGTCAAAAGCCGTTTCAAAGGATGTCTGCATGTAACGATGACAATTGAGGTTGACCCTCACGCACAAGACGAGGAGGAATCTGATGTTCCTAGTTGGTTGGTTTGAAGAATTTGATAGGCAGACAGAAAGGGCAATTGTTGAGATTGAAAGAAATCTCAGAGCCGAAAAAGCAAGGCGTAATACAGAAGAAACTTTTTGGAAGAAAGTGAAGACAAAGTTTAAGGGGAGGAAAAAAGGCAATGACAAAGCGAATGTCAGACGATGAGGCAAAACGTGGCTTTTTGAATCCCTGCAAACCAGTGATTGCTTATGAACGGCGGAGAACTACTTGGTTTCATAGCCTTGGTTCTGTTGTGGGTAGCTACGGCATACGAAGTGTAGGACAGCTTCAAAAGCTGATAAACACAGGAGCAACTGCACCAGATGGATACACAACGTTTGACTATGCAATTGATGGTTATCCCTACAAAGGCATGAGCGAAAGAGACTGGGAGCGTCTTGTGGATGAAAGATACTGGGAGGAGAACTTTTAAAACCCATACAAACGTTAAAAAGCCCTTTAAATCAAGAGTTTTTGCAAAGTTGAGAAATGTATCGCCAAAAATAGAAAAACGCAGGGGAGATACTAAATTTTGCAAATGAGAGGAAATTACAGAACAAGCAACAAAGCAAAAACAGCATAAGGAGTAAAAATGGACGATAGAGACAGATATTTGGCATTAGATGAAGCAGCACATGAATGGGATTATTTCGTCAAACACGGAGAGCCTTATATCCGCTGGAAGAACGTTGATGGAAAGACACGTCTTTATGAAGGCTCAATGATGGTTGGAGAGTGGGATGAAAAGACTGGCAAAGCAACAAGGAGCGTCTTATGAGCAACGCATTAAGAGTTTACATGGCACTTCCAATGTACCCTCTTTCAATTGGGGTTGGGAATTTAGCAAAGAGAGTTGGAATGACAGTGTCGACTTGTCGCATGGCAATTGATGTTGCATCACGGCACTTCCCTATTTGCGAGGACGATGACGGCAAATTATCAAGACTTGAAAAGTAGTTTTTCTATTATACCTAATTAGGAAAACTAGCTTGTATTTTTATTTGGCACAAATTGTATAAATCATTTAATTAAAGGAGTTTACAAAAATGACAGAAAAAGACAAGAGACCAGTATACACAATGACAGATGCAGTAATCGAAACAATGAACAGTATTCCAAAGAATACGAACTTTAGCTTTAACGATTTTCTTGTTCAATGCAGAGCGTTAATGAAAATCAATGGCAATTTCAAACAGCCTTTTGACGGAACAATCCAAAGAGCAATGAGAAAGTATCGTTCCCATTATGGTTTGGTTTGCGTGGATAGAACAAAGTCAATTTACAGGCTAGAGAAATAAGCAATAAAGGGGGAATAAAATGCTTAACGAATACAAGAGCGAAATAAGAACAATCATCAGAACCATAGACGACTTTCAGAACCTTAGAGTAAGAACTGGAAACCGATTGAAGAAAAAGAAAGATGGCTCTGCACATAAAGATGCAAGAACCAATAAGCCAGATGTAACAGCCAAGTCAATAATCGACAGCGTAGGCTTGTTCCATTCTTCTCAACAGATTGAAAAAGACCTAACAAAGCAGTTGGAAGATGTAGTAAAGAAAACAGATGAATGGAAACTTTACCTCAAAAATGTTTGTGGTATTGGTCCTAAACTTGCAGGAGTTCTTATTGCAGAGATAGACCCATACAAAGCAGAAACAGTATCCAAGATATGGCAGTATGCAGGACTTAATCCAAGTATGGTGTTTGGCAAGAAGAAAGACAAAGAGGGCAATATCGTAACCACAACAGACCTTGTAAGGGGAGATAGAGCAACCTCTGGTTATATTCTTCCGTACAACAGTTATCTAAGAATGTGTGTATGTGGCAAGATAGCTACTTCATTCTTAAAGGCAAAGAACCAAAAGAAGTATCAAGCTATCTACTATGGAGCAAAGCAGTTCTATGCAACCAATCCAAAGTGGCAAGGCGAGAGTGCAAAGCATATACACAACGCAAGTATCAGAAAGATGATGAAACAATTCTTGGCTGATTATTATGCGTTCGTAAGACCATTGTATGGACTGGAGGCAAGAGTACCATATGCAGAAGAAAAGATGGGCATAAAGCACCATTTCTATGATGCCGAACTGAAGGAGTAAACCACTTTAATCAAGCGAGCCAAAAGGTGATAAATAAATCAACGGAATGAACGAGTTAGAGTTTCCAAGAAAACCAAGCCATGCAAACGAGTTAAGGAACGTCAAAAAATTGAAGTAAACCAATTGAAATAAACGAGCTACGGTAAAGAAGTTAACCAGCATTGTCAAGCGAGTTAGCCTTAGGAAGTAAACCACTCCTCATGAACGAGTTGAACTCTCATAAGAAACCCATCGAGCAAGAACGAGCCAACGTGCAGAAGTAAACCAAGGCGATTAAGCGAATTTAATTTTTAGGAGAAGTGAAATGAAAAAGACTAAAGCCAAGTTAGAAGAACAGGAAATCATTCTTAGGCTAGATAACAAAATCAGTGAGCAGTATTTAGAGCAAACAAAAGTGGGCATGCACCACTTAGAACAGGAGGATTAAATGAAAAGAAGAACAGTACAGGAAATAGCAGACTTCTTTGACTGTAAAGCAGAAAGAGTTAGCAATCTAATTTTTTCAGTAATGGTTTACGAATCAGAAGAGGCTCTAAACAAAGGTCGTTTTATGAGCATTTGTGACAGTGGAAACTTGATTAAAGGAGACAACGAGAAATGAAAGGTTTTATTGAAGTAACAACACAGCCAGAGCCACAGACAAAGTTGCTCGTAAACGTTAATCAAATCATCTATGTAGGAAGTGAGGAAGATAACCACGCAAGAATTGTCATAGGGCAAGACGTACAAAACGATATAGCTTTGCTTGTTACAGCGACTTATGACGAAATTAAAAAACAAATAAAAAAAGCAAAAAGGGGCTTTTAGAGAATGACAATCAATAAAGCATATTGTCTGTTTGAACAATCTGGAACTTTCCGAGATGCCTTTAAGGCTAATGGAATACAAGCCGAGTGTTATGACATAGCCAATGACTTTTCAAAGACAGACCATGTTGTAGACCTATTTTCTGAGATAGACAAAGCCTTTGAGGGGGGGCAAGTATATTTGATACCTTTACAAGCGAGGATATCATCATGGCTTTCTTCCCTTGCACAAGGTTTGAGGCACAAATTTCATTATGGTTCAGAGGTGAAGCCTATCAACAAAAGAATTGGAGTGATGAGGATAAACTTGTTAAGGCTATGAGCTTACAAAGCGAGCTAACACAACTTTATCTATTGTTATCCAAGATGTGTATAGTCTGCATTAGAAAGAACCTTAGGCTTGTGATAGAAAATCCAAGGAACAAACCACACTATCTAATAAGCTACTTCCCAATTAAGGCTAGTGTCATTGATAAAGACAGAAGTCTTAATGGAGACGAACAGAAAAAGCCAACACAGTATTGGTTTATCAACTGCAAGCCCGAGAACAATATTATGGTTGACCTACAAACAGAAAGAAAGAGCCTATACACCACAAAACATGGTGGAGTTAAGGAAAATGCAGAGGGACAAAACAGAACTGTTGTAAGGTCAATGATAAATCCAAAGTATGCAAACTGGTTTGTCAGAACATATTTAATGACGTTGGAAAGCTAGGAAACAATGGGGGTTCAATTCCCCCACTTTCCAGTACCGAACACCATTGCAAGTAACCTCTTGAGAGGAGCTTGTAAGGTCTGATTTTTACATCTTTTTATATAAACAGCGTTGAAAAAACAAGAGAGTGTACGTTGTGCATTTTCTTGTAGCCTATCCCTCTTCGAAAAGAGGTGAGGAGGGATATGGCTTTTCTTGAGAGGTGGTGTATGGAACAAAAGAAGATATTTGTATCTGGAAACGGATATAGAGTAGTTACCAAAAAGGGAGACACTTGGATAGGGTCTATCAATTTTGGAAAGGCATATAACAAGGCATTAAAGCAAGCCTCGATTATTGCAAAGTCAGTAGTCGATTGCACTGTAATGCTAATTAAGGTTGAGAAAGGACAAGTAAAACTTGTTTCGCTATTTGAAAGAGGAAAGAAGGCAAGTTAAGAGGTTTACATGAGATACGGAATGCCATACAAAGGAAGTAAGAACGCAATAGCAAAGAGCATAATAGGCTTTCTTCCAAAAGGAGATAGATTATGTGATTTATTTGGCGGTGGAGGTGCAATAACGGATTGTGCGCTTATGAGTTGTAAATACAACAGAGTTCTATACAATGAGTTTAACCCAACTGTCGCCAATGCCTTTAAGATGGCAAGTAGTGGAGAACTTAACATAGAAATGCACCCTGAATATTTTAGGTGGATATCACGAGAGGGTTTCTTCAATTGTGCAGACAAAGACCAGATAATTGTACTGTGCTTTAGTTTTGGAAACAACCAAAGGTCTTATTGCTATTCCCAGGAGATTGAGCCATACAAGAAGGCTTGCCACATGGCTATTGTGTATAACGACTGGAGCGACATGGAAAGGCTTTGTCCTGAAGTATCCGATGTTGCAAGAGAAGCACTGCATGGCATTGGGGATATCTACAGAAGAAGAAAGGCATTTGGCCCTGCTATCGTGCAAGAACTTAAAAGATTGAACGACATCGAGCTTGTAAAAAGCAATCCATTGTATTCAAGTTGCCATGTTAAGAATGACACAAAGACAAGAAAGAAAGATGTTATAAGAGATCTGCAAAGCCTGGAAAGCCTGGAAAGCCTGGAAAGACTGGAAAGCCTGGAAAGACTGGAAAGACTGGAAAGCCTGCAAAGCCTGCAAAGCCTGGAAAGACTGGAAATTACAATCGGCTCTTATGAGAAATACGAGCACCAGCAAGGCGATGTTGTGTATTGCGATATTCCTTATGAAGATACAGAATGTAAGTACGGAGAGGGCTTTGACCACAAAGCATTTTACGATTGGGTATATAGTAGACCTTACGAAGTTTATATCTCAAGCTATCAGATTGATGATGACAGATTTACAGAAGTGTGGAATACTGAGAAAGACATACTTGCAACTCAGATGGGCAGCAAGGGAAAAGTAATTGAGCGGATTTACTGCAATAAGAAAAGCACAAGAAAGTGGCTTATGCCCACGCAATTGGAGTTGTTTTAATTACGGCATATAATGAAAAACGATAAAAAGTGACCATTAAGGGAGACTTTAAGAATTCCAACACTTTATAGCATGTTCAGGTGGAAAATTACTGGACTCGTGAAAGATATCGGGGGTCTGTCACTTGGTTGTACAATCTTTTTTCTAGCGGAGTACCTAAGCCCCCCTAATCTCTAAAGGGTTCAGGTTCAGGAACTCCAGAAAAGAGCAAGCAAGGAGCAAGAGAACAAGCAGCATAGAGATGTATCTATCTTTGTTTTTTATGGTTATTTTTTTCAATAAAAAAGGCAATAAATTTTTATCTTTTTTTTAATAAATTATTGACACAGAAAGAAATATATGCAATAATAAAGATGTCCTAGAGAGGGACTTAGAACTTTGAAAGCGAGGAAAAAAGAAAAATGACAAACAAAGTTAATTACAGAACATTAAAGGATGAGCAAGAAAGAGTTAACGAAGAAATCAGACAGTATCAACTTTGCCTTGAGTTCGATACTACTGTTGCTTTGGTGGAAATATACGCCCAATACGATTTTCAAGAGCCTATTATAGCTATGGTAAATTGGGGAGCAATTGGAAGCGTTAATACAAAGACTGCAGATTGCTTTTCAAAGCTAATAGCTTTGCCTCCTATCTTGCAAGAACTTTCAAGTACAATGGTTATACTGTGGAGTTTTAAAGGACAATTATAACACACAAGCCAAGAGGTTAAGGCCTCCAGAGCGGTTCAAGTCCGCTCTTGGCTATAGCCCTAAAATGGGCAATAAAATTTTAGAGAGGTTTAAAAATGGACTACAAAAAACTAACAAAAACGGAGTTGGTTAGAATCTTAGAATTAAAAGAAAACCCAGTAAACGGAGGCAATCCTGCGAGTATATATGAGTACTTGCAACCTTATGCAGGAAAGAAACAAGAGTATTTTCTTGTGGTAATGTTGGACGGAGTAAATAACATTCTTAATATGCAAGTTGTTTCTATGGGGCTTGTGAATAGAACCTTAGTACACCCTAGAGAAGTCTTTGCACCAGCCATTGAAAACAGAGCAACAGCTATAATGCTTGCACACAATCACCCATCTGGAAACCTTTGTCCCAGCACCGATGACCTTGCAATAACCGCTAGACTTCGTAAAGCTGGAGCTTTGCTTGGGATAGAAGTTTTAGATCACGTTATCTTTTCAACAACAGGTTATAGAAGTTTACAGGAAACATGCGAGTTTGGGTTGGTGGTATAAAAAGATTTGAAGATGTGAAGGCTTGGGCATGAAACTATATAGACATTTGGGCGTCTGGTGTGTGCTATACCATGGCAGGAAATACCGTTACAAGTCGTTGCGACTTGCTTTGATACAATTCAAGGCTCTAAAGGGCCTTGCGATGACTTACTAAAAGTCATGTGAAAAACTTTTAAAGTCTTTGCTTGAGGTCTGCAATCTGCAGGCCTCTTTGTAAAGGTTTTAAACCTTTTTAATATTCTCTTTGGAGGTTAAGAATGAAATCTAAAATTGAAATCATGCCCGCAACTGGGCCTTTTGGTCATCTGCGGTGGTATGATACACCAGAGATAGACGATGCAAGAACGGCTTTGCTTGGAAGGCTTGCAGCTTTATATGCATACGGCACAAAGACAAGAGAACTCTATTCTTTAGAGGTCTTAAAAGAACCCCTAAAACGTTCAAATTTGCTTCGTACTGTTACAAACTGGGTAGAAACTTACCCTTCAAGAACTGTTTCCAGACGTCTGGTGGCTTTGTGTGTAGCAAGTCCAGGAGTTAATGCGGAAATGCTCGAAAAAGAGCCGTTTAATTTTGAAAGCCTAGAATACTGGTATAAATGGGAGCTAGATAGACAAGACGCACGAGAGCTTTTAATGCACACTCTTGCTAAAATCTGGGCACCAATGAGAGCAGACCTTGCCCCCTTGGTTGCTTTGGGCATTCCGTCTTCAAAGTGGGAAAAGCTCCGCAAGATGGAAATACTTCCAAGCCTTGACGTTGAAAGATGCCTCAATCAGGCACTAAAAGACACGCAAAAATCTTTTGAAATTTGCGATAGACCTTACTTTGAAACTTTTGACGAGCTTATTGCCTACTACCAAAGACCAGAGAAGAAAGCTATTCAAGAGGCTTTTACAAAGGCTTGGAAGGCTGAGGAGAGAAGGCTTTTAGAGATGACACCAAAGGCAAGGGACAAGGAATACGAGCTAGAGGGAGTTTGAACTCTAAAACGGATCTAAAAACTTTTTGAAAATTGGAGGAGTTTATGAAACAAGAAACTGGGATATATAGAGTTTCTTTTGTGCTTGAAGATGGCAATAGAATGGTTACAGAATGGTCAGAGATAAACGCAACGCTTGCGACAGCTTTTGCGTTTGCAAAAAACTATAGGCAAGTCATTGATATAGAAAGCTGCAACAAAGAACCTCTCTTGCATGTTGTTTATGCCCCTAAAACAAAAGAGAGTGAGGAAACTTTATTGGTGTTTATTATGTGTAATGTAACAACAGATAAGGACAGCGAGAACGCTTATGTTCCTGAACTACTAAACACTATCACTATGCAGAAAGACGGCTTTTATAAGGTGGATTTTTACGCACCTACAATGAAAGATACCAAGGCTTATGTTGGCAACGGTTATATAATAGGATGCTATACCCTAGAAGAGTCTTTGTTCTTGGACGACAAGTGGCTTGTTGCTAATCAGATGACATTGTGCGGTGCTTTTAAGGACTTACAGAAGGCAAAAGAGTATACCAAAGAACACAAGGAAGATGATTTTGACGAGCTATTTAACTTTGCACAGCTTGGATATTTACTGGGCAAGAGAATAAAGCTCTAAAAGACACTCAAAAAACTTTTTACCATGGAGGTTATTTGCATGACAGATAAAAGGTTTCAAAAGGTCAGGTGCTGCTACAATAGGATTCTAGAAGCAGCAGACTGCAATATTACATTTGGCAGGCTCTGTGAGAATGTGCTCGATGTATTGAAAGTAGTAGAGCCTATCACAAGAGGAAAGATTAAGTTTGTAGATGAGACTGGAGAAGAAGACTTCACAACAAGGTGGGATATAAGCAAAGAATTTGAGAAAAATCCTCAATTCCATGTTGTTATTTCTTGGAATGAATACAGGATAGAAATAAGAAAGAGGCTTATTCAGATTATAAAAGATTCTAAGAAAGGAGATTATAAGTGTGAGACTTTTTATTATACAGGACTCGTTGATTTTAATCCGTTTTATTGGAAAGAAAGTCCAGTTTTCTTGTATCGTCTTGATAAAGATTTTTAAGTGTTCCACACACGCTTATTTTTGCCTCTGTCTTGCAAGATGTGAAAGTATGCCACTTAATGCAACAAACGCAATCTGAGGGCACGGTGTAGCGTTGTACATGAAGTTTTGAGGAATTACGTATGCATTCCCTCTTTTTTATTCTAAAAGGCATTCTAAAACTTTTTTGATTTTTAAAAATAGTTAATTTTGATTTAGGGCGTTGCGAAATCAAAAGAGAAGCACCCTTGTGCCCAATCAAGAGTGCTTCAAAGTCAAAAAAGGAGGTATGTCTTCAACATTCAAAGTTGGTCGACACAAAGTTAAATTTAAGCCCTTCAAGGCTCTTTTTCTTTAATCTTGGAAAGATTAGTATCTCTGATATCAAGTAGCGTTAATTCAAGAGCATTTGCGTATAGTTGCCAATCTTGCCATGCCTGAAGATACTTGCCACTGTTATCGATAACATCAAATATTCCAAGGTTTCCAGTTTTAATGAGATATGTTGAGTTATTTGGCTTTAATAGAATCACTGGATTAATAACATCGGTATAATCTGTATAAACTGGAACATATTCTGTCTCTGTTATGTATTCTGTTTTGGTTGTGGAGCATGAGGGGATTGTTAAGAGCAAGATTACGGATGCAATAAGAACAATCCATGGTAAAGCTTTTCTTATAAAGTTAATCATCTTGTTTAGTTTCTCCTTTATTGTATTCACTCATTCCAAGAGAGATAGCAAGCTGTGCTTGTTTGGCTGCAAGCTCCATAGCTTTGTCAATGTCGTTCTTTTCTCTTGCTACTTCTATCTCTTGTTCTATCTTCTCTATTTCCTTTGCACTTTCACTTGTGTTTTCATCTTTAACAAGCTGAGCAATTCTTATGGCTGCTTTTTTTGCAAGCTCTGTAGAGACAGAAGAGGCTTCCTTTTGAGCTGTTGCTTTGGAAGCCTCCGTGCGTGCTTTTGCAGTTTCTTTTTTTGCTGTCTCTAATTCGTTTTCAGATTCTCTAAGCTGTGAGCTTTTGCGTACCAGTACAAACGAAAGAATGACAGAGATTGCTCCAAAAATAAAAGCTAAAAGTCCGCTATTCATTAGTTTGTTTTTCCTTTCTTTTTTGTATTAGCCTTCTGTGATAACGTCTCCGTTTTCGTCAACATCGACATAAGAGACAACCTTCTTGACCTTTTTCTTTGCAGGCTTTGGCTGGGAAGTTATGTTTCCAAGCAATTTGCCTACAAATGTCTTAACACCCTTAATATCAATAAAGAGCTGTAAGAGATACATTAACGTAAACCAGATAGGAATGATTGCTTCATTGCCGATTTTTGGAAGTGATGACTTATAAATACAAGCCATGAAAAAAGCAACAAGAATAAAGGCTGATGCAAATGCTACTACGCTCTTTATAGTCTTGAGCTTAGATGCATCTTTTCCCTCTGTCTCAAATTTCTTCTCAAGTTTAGAAAAAGCACTCTGCTTGAGAAGCTCCACTAACAGACCTACACAAACAGCACTTAGGCAAAAGACCAGTACTGTAAGTCCATAAGTCTCTAAAAAAGAATTGACGTACTCCATTTCTTTCTATCTCCTTCTTGTACAAAAAGATTGCTAAAACAAGATTTAAACGACTATCTCTTAAACGATACTAGGAACTATGACCGCAAGATTCTTTGCTATGTCTTTGGCAAGGTTTACATCTTTAAAGCAAACGGCAACAAAGATTATGACAATACCTACTGCAAGACCTTTAATCCACTTTGACACCCCGTTCATGGAACCTTCAAGCTGTGTCATCTTCCTTCCAAGGTTTTCTTGACCTTTTGCAAGAGTGTCCACTTTAGCCCCTATTGCTTCAATATCAGCTTTCATTGTGGCAATTTCAACTGCGTCTTTCATGTAGCCGTCTTCAAGAGTGTGAAGTCTTTTTGAGTGTCTATCGAGTCTTTCATCATGCTTATTAACAATTGTCTCTAATTGCATAAGCCTTTCTTCCTGTTCCATGTATACCGCCGTCCATGTCGTTTAAACTTCTAGTTTCATTATTACCCAATATACCTTCCTTCTAAAGATAAAAGGGCTTTCTATTCTCCAACATTTTCCAATATAAAAGACTTGAGTAAAAGAGACGGAATAACGGCTAAAAAACGGCTAGAAAGTGTAGTTGGAATTAGTTATTTTGTTCGTGGTTCACCATGGGTACACTTTGGTTCAGCTTGGTTCAAATTGGTTAAACTTGGTTCAAATAACCGATATTTATCCGATAAATAACCTTTCAAATAACCCAATAACCCTCAAAAATGCCCAAATAACCCTCGAATAACCCTTGAAATAACCTTTGAATAACCAAATAACCATTGAAATAAGGCTCAAATAACCAAAATGGTTTTGTATACTGAAAGGTTTAGCCAAGTACATGCTTAAGTACATGCTTAAGTACATGCTTAAGTACACTTCAAGGACTGTTGAACTTGTCAGCTTTTTCGACAACTTGAAATAAACTCAAAAATGAATTAGTTTTTAATTAAGGAGTTCAAAAGCAATGACGCAACTTGATGATTTCAAATGGTTTGAAGCTAATCGAGAGGCAATAATAAAAGACCATATTGGGCAAAGTGTTGTCATTCGCAAGGCTCAAATACTTGGATATTTTCCAACAGATAGAAAAGCCTTAGATGCTATGAAAAATGAACCAGTTGGCTCATACATTATACAAAGGTGCTTTCCTCAAGAACAGTGTGATTTCATCTACTATACTGGAAGGTACGCATTTTGAGTTCATCTAATTATCAAGCCTTAACATTAAAAGCCAATGGTGGTAAGTTGCTCGCTATCATTTATCGGTTCAGTTTGTTTATTCGGATAGAGTAGCTACTTGTAACGCTGTTTGGGATACTGGAGCGACTGGAACGTGTATCTCTCATCGTATAGCACAGCAAATGGGATTATCTCCAATCGGTTTTACAACAGTGCATACTGCTAATGGTAGAATGGATGTCGGGCAATTTATTGTTGACCTTGTACTTCCTAACAAGGTTGTAATTAAAGATTTGAGAGTTACTGAATTTTCTGGTGGCGAAAATCTTGATGCCTTAATTGGAATGGATGTTATTTGCATGGGAGATATGGCAATAACAAATGCAAATAATCAAACAGTTTTCTCTTATCGTATTCCATCAGACTGGGCACATATTGATTATGTAGCTGTTTCCAAGCCAAACAAACAAGGCAAACTAGCTAAAGCACAGTTGAAGAAAAATCAGATAAAATAAAAGCCAAGCTGTTACACTTGGCTGTCCTCAAGACCAATGTTCTTATATAACACTTAAACTCTCGTTTGGTTTTCTCGAGTTGGTGGCATATTGCTATCCACATTTTTAACTTATTGTCATATAAGCTAATTGTCAAGAATTGGGCAAAGATTGCCTTTGCCTTTGCTCGAACTTCTCCCTCTCTTCTTCTGTAAGATAGGACAGCCAATACTCATCTTCCGTTGGGTCGTACCATTCCTTGGGAAACGCTCTCACAACTTCGATTGTGTCTTTGAGTTTTAGTGGTTTGCTTTCTTCCATATCCTTCCTCTTGGTCAAGGCTTGCTAACTGTTAAGAATTGCCTTTACTTCTGCTTCTGTGTAGCCAATTTGAGCAAGTGTACAAGTAGGGTTGTAGCGATAAACATACTGTGCCCTCTTCTTGTCCTCAGAATCTTCTCGTTCTTCTTCAAGGACTTTATGTGTTGAATCCGTTATCCCTGTATCTCCGTCTTCGAGATAGCTGTCAAAGAACCAGTCATTCATGTCATCAAGAAGTGCTTGAAAGTGTTCCTCCCATTCTGACTTTGGAAAGTGCGTTCTCACGTATTCATAATCTTCTTTTGTGTTTAAGTGTTTTGGAAATCCTACCATGTTTTGTCTCCTATAAATTATGTGAATGTATAATAACTTCCATGCTTTTTAATTGTAGCATAGAAGGGTATTTCTGCCTTGTATTCTTCTATTTGTTTGATAAGAACAATACTGTTCGTAAAGATGATATAAGTATTCTCGTCAAGCTCGAACTGTAGCTGTAAAAGGTCTCGGTTCTTTACTGCCTTGCTAGGCATTACTCGGTAAGCCTTAACATATATCTCTTTATTGAGGATATCGCCTACAGTTAGTTTATCACCGTCAAGCCCCTCTGTTTTCGCAAAGTCCGAGAAGTGTTTTCTTCCTTCCATTTTCTATTGTCTCCAAAAGTTTATCTAATTCCAAAGCTTCATTAAGATTGTGGCATTGTGCATGTCTAATCCACCCTTTTATGCTCTGCACAACAGAGAGTGCTTTGTCGTAGTCTATGTTCCTGTCGTTGTTATTGATTAAGTTCCATAGCTCTAAAACTTTTTTCTTTTCTCTTTTTGCCGTGCTTTTTCTAAGGAGTATTTTATTAGGAAAATGCCTATATCCAATAAAGTCTACCCCTTGAGATGTAGGAAATAAAGAACACTTTGAAAGGGTCAATCCGAGAGTATCATTAAGCCATGAAGCGAGGTCTTTCTTTATAGCATTTAATTCCTCTTTTGAGTTTGAGAAGAAACAAAAATCATCACAGAAACGTTCATAGGCTTTAATGTTGTAAACGAGTTTTACTCTTGTATCAAGTTCATTGAGATAAACGTTTCCAAACCACTGTGAGAGATAGTTTCCAATGGGTACGTTCTTCTCTCCCTCAATGCTGTCGATTATGTTGTCAAGCAGAACAAGAAGCTTCTTATCTTTAATCTTATTACGAATTATGTTTTTTAATATTTCATGATTAACACTGGGATAGAACTTTGATATATCGCATTGAAGGCAATACTTGTACTTGCGTGTATACTCTGCACATATACGGCTTCCTTTATGTTGTCCTTTATCCTTACGACAAGCATAGGAATGATAATACATAAGATTATCCCAAATAGGCTCAAGAATATTCATGATTGCATGATGTACAATTCTATCAGGAAAAAATGGAAGGATGTATATAAGCCTCTTTTTCGGCTCGTAGATGTACTTTGTCTTGTAAGGAGATGTCTTATAAGTTCCTTCGATTAGAGCTGTCTGAATCTCCTTGAGGTAGTAGTCAAGATTATCCTCTATTTCCTTAACATAGGACTTAGTATGTTTATGTTTAGAAGCACGTTTGAAGGCATATCTGAGGTTCTCTATGTCGTATATCTTTTCGTATAAATTCCCATGTCTTTTCATATCTATATAAATGTTCTATAACGACTTTCGTTTATACTACTAGCCGTTATAGAACCCCAGTCGTGTATTTTGCCATTGGCATGGTTAATGTAGTCAGCTGAGGGTTAAGCTTTTGACGAATCCCCATTTCAGACGAACTCCGAACTCCGTTGTTCGAATTACCGTTAGACGACAAATTGTTACAATTGCCTGAGCGATAACCGCAATCCGACCCGTTGTTCCAATTGCCACCCGCTTTCAACTGACGAACTAAACCGTAGCACGAAGCCCATGCCACATTAACCAAAGCTGAATAAGAGAAGCTCAACTCTATAAAACAAATGCCATACAGCCTTTCGGCTGAGGTCTTAGGCTATCGCCTTCGACCTGCGACTTGTTTCGGCTTGCGACCGATTACGAATTGACGACCCTCGGCTCAGACGAACCCCGAACCCCGTAGTACAAACCACCGCTAGACGACAAACCGTCACAATAGCCCGAGCGAGAACCGCAAACCGACCCGTAGCTCCAATCGCCACCCGCCCTCACCCGACGAAACAAACCGTAGCACGAACCGTACTTCTGGCTATCATATGTTGAGTTGTATACGCTTTGCCCTTGCCATGAGTAACCAAGTAGATAGAACTTACTACTTGACCATGTAGAGCCAGGATAGTTCTCAAATAGGTCATACAGCCACTGCCACATTACACCACAGCCGTCTTCAAGTCCGTAGTTGGATATAATTCTCCTTGAAGCTGTGTCTATGTGCCCCCCTGTTGTTGTAGGGTCTGCACTACCTGAGATATTAGTATTTTCGTTACTGCCTTTCATAGCTACCATAAACTCGTGACGGGAAAGAGGTTTCTTCTTCACAAGTCCTAGCCACTCTGCAAACTTCTCTCCGTTGAATGCTGTAGAGCTTGTTCCGTCTGCAATTGTACCACCATAGACAGATACGAGCTTAGAGTTAGATACAGAACAGAGGTAGATATCAACCCAACGATTGACCTCTGAAATCCATACCATACCTTCGTTGTTGCTCTGTGCTCTATGGAGTAAGTCCCATTGTGAATTAGGTAGTGCGTCTCCTGCACTATAGCCACTAAGTGTATGACCACTAATTGTTCCAACGTCTGCACATAGGCAATGAAAGCCACCTATCTTGCGTGATGTATCAGCTGTGTAGCCTGTAGGGATTGTAGAATTGAGAGAGAGTACAAAGGTTGGCTCTGTACCACTAGACGGCTGGCAAGCATAAACATACACGTCTTTACCTTTTCTAGCACTTGCGTCTCCAATGGTAGAGAGGTTAATGGTAACATCACTTTCCGAGATATAGCCTGTGCCGTTAATGTTCACCCATGTATCAGAGGGGATTGTGATAGTCGTCTTGTTTGTTGTAAATAATGACGGTCTCTTGTAGCATGAGGGAGATGAAGCCATTTGAAGCCTAATATACTTATTGACATTAGCTCCTGTGTAATACTTCTCTTCTCCATAGAACTTGTCTGTATTCAAGGGAATAGCCGAAGTGGTAGACTTCTTCAGTGTGTTGGTGTCAATTTCTTCCTTTGTATAGACATTACTACTATCTGCCTTACTATCTATGGCTGTTTGCAAGGCTGTATCTGCATTCTCACGAGTTGTAGCTTCATTGTTAATCGCATTCCATGTAGCCGTAGATACTGGCTTGTCTAGGTCTGAAGTGTTGTCGACAGAGCCTAGACCCACTTGCTCCTTAGTCACACTATGTGGATTGCTTTGATTTGCAATGTGATTATCGTAAGCCTGTTTCAAGGATTTCGTTATACCACTGTTAAGAGCTTGCCATTGGTCTGAGGTAAACGAGCTGTTGTTAAGGCTATATTCAAACTGCCAAGGGTCTGTGCCACTAGTATACTTGTATCTGTCATAGATAGTATTGCCAGCTGTGTCTTTATGGACATAAAAGGCATAGTCGTTTTCATCTGCACCAGTTATTGCTTTAAGCTCTTCAAGAGTAGAATAAGTGCCTTTAAAAGTAGCTGTGTTTGTGGCTATTGAAGAATTTACAAAAGCCTTGTCAGCAAGTTGGTTTAAACTTGTAGCTTGCGAGGGGATTTTACCCTCAATGGATTCTACTCTGTTTGTAAAGTCCACGTTAGGCACATTAGAAAGCCCAACATCGCTTTTGTTTATTCTACCTCTAATGTATTCAAGTAAAGATAAACAAAGTATGTAGCCCGATGTGTTGCTATTTACAGAGGGAATTTGTGTTCCGTCTTGGATAACTAGCTGTTCGTCTGAAAATTCTTGGTTGTTTAATGCCATGTTATATCTCCTATGTGTTATTGGATTTATGTTACGATTTTCAACGTTCCATTGTCTGAATAGACTTGCCCTGACTGAAGACCAGTCACAGCCGTTGGAAGGTTTTTGAATTTGAAAATCTCGCCCTGTCCATATGTTATTGATAGAGAAGGGGATGAGCCTTCAAACGACGATGTATACTCCCTTTGTGTTGACCCGAATTGGGGTGTATACCAAGAGTATCCAATCTCCCCTACCTTCGCCAGCGAACCATTGAAAAACTGATATTTGTAGTTTCCTGATCTTCCACCGCTATAAGAAGAATAGTATTGTACCCATTTTATGGAACTATCCGATGACACAGCAACGCTATACATTACGTCAGCGTCCAGACCGTTGTTTGACCATAGGGTCGTGATTGCATCGTATTGCCCTTGCTTGTCGCTGGGAAGCTGTGCCGTTGCAGTGGTTCCCCCTGATGTGTTCGGCTTTGAAGAGAATGCAGGGGAGTCTATGCTACCTTGGAAGAGTCCAGAGCTTGCGTTCACGGTTCCATTTACAACGGCACCATCCAGCAGTGCGTTCTCCGCCTCTAGCACTCCGTTGGCATTTATCACGACCTTCCCCGAGGTCGAGCGGATGGAATGGTCGGACGCTTGGTAGAAGAACCCTGTGCCTATATAAACATTGCCTGTTGTTGGGTCTATAGAAAAAACCTTTGTGCCGTCAAACCATACATTAAAGAGAATTTCTTCTGTGCTTGAGCCTTCTTGATGGTCTGCAATCTCTACATAGAAACCACTTGTTCTAGAGCCTGTGCCAACAAAGAGAGAATATACTTTAAGTAGCTTGATAAAGGCTTCATTAGACGCAAGAGTTGCAAAGACAGCATTTTGTGCTACAAGGTTGTTAAACCAGCCGTAAAGGGCAGTAGAAGACGGCACGGCTATGCCTGATTGTAAAGCTCCTCCAAGACACTGGAGCATCTTTTCTGAGTAGTTCTTATCACTTGCCTGTATTGCACTCCAAGATCCGTTTTTATAAACGTATGGCACACCTTTGCTATAGCTAACATCATCTACTGTGAAATCGTCTGAGGCTATGAAGTAGTCGCCGTCTATAAGTAAACCACCACTAGGTGTAATTTGTGGTAAAGTTGCAAGCTCTCCCAAGTATATAGCTCCACCTGTTTCGTCTATGACGTCAAGTGTGATAGAACTCATAACATTATCACCAATACGAATTTCAGCTGTCATTGCAGTAGCTTTCTTATAATATTTGTTTATTACTAGCTTGCCGTCGACTATGCTTGAGGTTTTATCAATATTATCAATGTAAACTGTATATTTTTCTGTATAGCCTTGCACGTCTATTGTAAAGAGATAATCAACAGAATCACTTCGTCTGTCATTTCTAGTTACATGGCTTTTGTCACAAGTAATTGAGCAAACAAGTGCAGGCTTTCCGTCATCGCCATAAACAGACACAAGTGTAATTGTTGTCGTTGGAGGAAACGAAGGATCTGTATAAGTGATTGTTGTCTTTTGCCAAAGATACTTATTTATAGCACTCATTTTTGGAGGAGTTGGCAGTGTTATATCTTCGGCATTTGGCTTTGTTTGAGTTTGTGTAACGCAGTAAGCATTTTCAACCTTTTCAATGCTGTTGCCTTTTTCTTTGCGACCGGGAATTTTACTAGTTGACGAGGACTCGTATTCATTATATGCAGAGACGGCAATGGCTGTTGCGGTTATCTTTTTTGTTTTTCGATTAAGCCATGTAATCTCTTGAGATACAACCATGGCATCTTGACCATACTCAACACCTTTATGATTTATGCGTACAGTTTCACCAAGATAACCACGATTGATTTCTGTGTATGTTGTAACATATCTAGTGGTATTCAAATAATGCCAGTAGAACTGCGAGAATTGCTTTGCATGAGCTTTTGTGTAAATGTATGTAGAAGTATACTCTTTTGGTTTGGATGCTGTCAGAGGTGTTGTTTCTTCGTTTACGGCACTTCTATATAACACCCTGCCACGGAGAGTAAAGAATTGTAAATCAACAGTGTTTCCTGAGTTGTTTCTTAAAAGATACCATGCCTTAGTCGGATATATAGTAGGGTTCTTCTTCATACCTAAAGAAGGCAAGACGGGATATTCCCAGTTTGAAAATTCTTGGTTTTGAGCATCTGTGGCTTGAATTGTAGCATATACATCTCTGACGATAATTATACTTAAATCCTCGTTTCTTTTACGGGAATCTTGATATAAGTATGGCTTGTCCAAAAAGTCTGCAGAAAACTCTTGATATGTAGCTGTTATGTCTCCGTCTTCAGGCCAATAGCCTTCATTGGGAATTTCCACTCCTTTAAGAACTCCGTCCTCAACACTTCGAGAAATTGAGTCTTGATAAACAATTTGGTCTTTTGAACTTTCTGCAAGTGTTGACCAAGTAAGTTTAATGCCATCTTCAGAGAGTATGTCAATCTTTGTAGACACCCCGTCTGCTATTGTTGGATTATCTATTGTTCGTGCATGGTCTTTATCGCTATCGTCCCATGGAAGGCGGACTATCTTTGCTTTGCCGTATTCGTCAAAATCAAGCACATAACCACCAACTTCAAACAAGAGTGTATCAATGTATTCTCTATATGTTTTTGCATTATCCTTATCAATTACAAAACAAGGCAATACAATCTCTTCAGATGCTTTAATTGAATCGGCAGTATAAGAACATCCTGCTAAGTCTAATAAGTGCTTTATAATTTTAGTTACTGTAAGTTTATCCGAATCTGAATCTTCAAGAAAAACATAGCTATCAACGTTGTCATCTAGCTTTAAAGATGAGAGGTCTTGCAATGATAGTGTTACACTTGGAGTAAAAGGAAAACTCTTAATTGTAGTAGAGCTCTTCTTATCTACAACACCAGTGAAGATTGCAGATGAGAACTTCCAGAGCATTTCCCTGTTTTCCCACATCATTGCATCGCCTTCCCACTTCATTGCAAGAGGTTCAAGGTCAAATATTTGGACATAGATTTCATACTCTTCAAGCATGGCTTTTATAAAGTCTGTTTTAAGTTCAGAATCTTGACTAGGAAGAGTAATGGAAGCCTTATCTTTTATGCTTTTACATTCTGTTGAGCAAAGTTGCCATGTAACTTTCGTCTTTGACGAATCAACAATATCTGTAAAATCCGTCCATGTTTTCATCTTGTCTATCGAATATCTGTATAAAAGGCTAAATCTTTCTCCCATTTTATGCGTACTCCTGATAACCTGTGCCTGAAACGTTTACTCCAGCAGATTTTAAAGCAGACATGACAGCTTTCTTTACCTCTTCTGTATCTCCACCTTCAATATTGATTGTGACGTTGCCACTTCTTACTGAAACATTGCCTTTTGAGTAGTCATAGTCTATGTACTTAGCTTGTCCCGGAACTACCCTGTCCCAACTTAGACCTGCTTGCTTAACCTTAGCTCGTTCGTTGTAGCCCGCCTCGTCGATTATCCCTGCAGCCAAAAGTTCATTTAAGAATGAAAGGTCTACATCGTCAGAAGTGTTTTTTTCAATATCCAATGTTGTTCCTCTAATGGTTTTTACTGCATCGAGAGTTTCTGACATGGTTTTATTAAACTCATTAAATGGGTTTATGCTTGACCATTGCCCTACCCAAGTACTGTCATCATACCAAGAGGATTGGTCTCCCCATATTATCTTGTCCAAGGCTTGAAGAATGGCCTTGGCAAGGCTTCCAATAACCCACTTAATTGAATTAACTACAAAATCAATTCCTGCTTTTACTGTTCCTACAACTAACGTAAGAAGGGCTGAGACTTCAACAATGATAGGAAACAAAGGAGCAAGAATGCCTTGTATAAGAGATTGCATTAAACCTCCAATAGTTTGAATAAGTGGCATTAAAGGTTCAAGGAAAGAGTCTAGCACTGGAACAATATAGTCGCCTATGAAAGAACTTATGGTTTGAACAACTTCTAATTGACTTACAATTTGCATAAGCATTGAGATTATGTCTCCGCCAATTGCACTGGAAGCAAACCCTTCAAGACCTCCTGCAAGTCCACCTTCTTGTCCGATAGATGCAAACTGTGCGAAGTCCTCCGCTGTCCACGAGTTAATAGTTTGTAGCATATTGCCCATGTCGCCAAAGGCATTATAGACAGTATCAATTGAGGATTGTAATTGCTCTTGCTCTATATTGCGTTTTCGCACTTCATATTCTTCGTTTAGCAAGCCATTAAGCTCTTGTACCCTTTGAAAACATTCCATCAATGTAATATTGCCATTTTCAACTTCCTGATTGAGCTTTTCCCTGCCTTCCTTCTCTTGTGCTGTATACCAGTCATTAACTTCTCCATAAGGCCCTTGCGATGCTTGCGTAAAACGTAAACTTTCGAGATAGTCTTTCCACTCTCGTTGGTTTTTCATAGCAGATTGTCGTTCTTGAAGTTTACTTTCTGTAGCCTCTTTCTTAGCTGCTTTCGTTGCAACATCAAGAGCCTTCTCATATTCTGTTTTATACAACAAAAGTCTTGCTGTAGCTTCGAATTCTGTATAGCCTGCCTCTGTTAAAGATTGCAACATTTCATTGTATTTGTTCTCATACTCGTATCTTTGCATGAGAATGTCCACCATGTAAGACATATCGTCTGTATATTGCTTTTCAAGCTCTGCTCGTTTGGCATTGGTCTTATTATCTTCTGCAAGGCTTTCAGAGGTACTCTTAACGCTTGACCATGCAGATTTTTTCGCCTCTTGCGTATATAACTCTTCTAGTTTTTCAGAAAGTTCCTTATCCATTGCAATCCATGATTCTGTGGTTGCATCGATTGCGTTTATTTGACCTTCAAGGCTTTGTATAAGCCTGTATTGCTGTCGTGCCTCCTCTTGTGACCAACCATTCCCTATACCATAGGCTTCTCCATTGGAAACAACAGCATTTGCGTTAAAAGTAGCCTGTGCAGTGGTAAGTTGAGACATCAAAGAGGCTCTATCTTTTTCAAGTTTTGTGAAGGTAGTACGTATATATTCCAAAATGTCTGCAATTTCACTTGTAGCCGTACTTGCGTTCTCTTCTGCCGTTCCTTTGTTTTTACCTAGTACATAGTCCGCATTAGAATGGTCTATAAAGGAGTTTCCTTCTAGCCATGACTTCATTTCGCCGGTATTTGTGAACATTGTAGCTAGAGCGTCTTTATAGTCCTTGAGGTTAGATTCTTCTAATGCCTGTAGCTGCTTTGTTCTCGAGTCTTGCCTCTTTAATGTATTAGATTCGGCTTCTTGTCTTTGTTGAGCAAGTTCCCAAATTCCATCTGCTGCATTTGTAAAAGATTTATCAACAGAGGCTAAAACTTCCTTTATTTGGTCTACTGTTGCTCCTGTCGCTAAAGAAATAGATTTAACAATATCCACATATATGGCTTGTATTTGACCACTTGTAGAACCTGCTGCGTTAATATTGCCCCAATATGTTCCAGCTTTTAAGTCTGTATTTTGATTTATTAGCTTTGCGTTTCCTTGGTTCCAAACAAGCTGTTTTTCATAAAGTTGTTTTATTTGGCTTATACCACTTTTATCTAAAGTAAAAGCAGTTTCGCTTTTAATGGTATAATCACCTGTATTCATTTCATTGATTGCAGTATTGACATTGTTAATATCTTCCAGTATTTCAGCAATCATTTTCTTGAATGGGGATATTGCTTTATTAAGCCCAGTTCCAAGATTTTCCTTATATTCTTTCCATTGTTCGGTTAATCTTCTTGTTACTGATAACGCAGTGTCCCATTCGCTTTGCGTGGCTCCCATTGCGTTCTTTTGCTGGTCAAGAGCCATTGTAGCACGAATGACCATCTTCTCTAGCTCTAATTCTTCACCAGAAAGGTCAGAAAGCCCTCTCTTTGCAAGTTCTGCATTAACTGCACTTTCTTTTACGATTGAACCAAAAGTGCGGAAATTACGAAGGTTCCCTGCAGCACCACTCATAAAGTTTTGTGCAAACTCTTCAACGCTCATGTTGATATCTTTGAAGGCTATGATATCACTAAAAGCCCCTGTCCATTGTGCTGCCATTTCAAGACTTTCGCTCTTGCCCATGCCTTGTGCTTGCAAGAGGTCTCCAACAGTTGACAGAGAGCTTGCCATAGTAGAAATACTTGTGCCATAGCTTTTAGCCATCTCTTGAGCCTTGCCCATGGCTGTTGCGTTATTCTCAAATACTGTTGTGAGTTTATTAAATACTTGCTCCGCTTCTGCCGCCACTTGTATGGACTCTGTAATAGTTTGAGACACAAAGCGTATTGTCTTTTGAATTGGCATCATTATAAGTTGGAATTTAAGGAGGTTCTTTGCAATTTCTGCAAGTTTTACTAAACCAACTTTTTTGCCTAGATTTTTAAAAGAATCTGCAGCCTTGTCAACAGAGTCCACAAGTTGCGTTTGCGTAGAAGCTGCCTCTGCACTCTTTTTTTCATAGTCCGAAACAGCCTGCTTTGCACTTTGTAATGCACCATTAAGTAGCGTTGCCTCCTTACTTTGAGCACCGAAGGCAATCGTCATTTTAGAGGCTTGCTGTGTTAATAATTGCTGTTCTTTTGTTAATGCTTTGTACTCATTAGGATTTGTATCATAGATTTTCTGTAAGTCTCTATTGATACCCTCTATATACTGGTCAAAACCTTCACCAGATTGAATTACCTTGTTACCTAGAGTATTTATTGATTCGGTAACTTTGGTAATTCCCTCTGTTGCACTTAGTGTATCAGCAGCAATTTTTATCTTTAGTTCAGCCACAATTTACCTCGTTACTACTTAGAGCGACTTGCTCTTTTTTTTTCGTTTTCCCATGCTGTGTACTGTGCATCTTCGTCAAAAAGAATGCTTAATATTTCGCAAATAGTAGAACGCTCGTTTGCAAAGCCTTGCCCATTAGGAGGAGACTGCTTGAATAGCCTCCATTGATTAAACAGCATCATGCTTCGGTTAAAAAAAGGTGTCCTAAATTGTGGAACGTCTCGCCTTAGCATGAGACTTGTTTGTATTTCGTTTCCTTTCTCGTCTACATCGTCTACGCAACGTAGCAAGTTCTCAGGAAACTTCGTTGTGTAATCATTCGGCTTCAGTTCTTCGTAAAGGTAACCACCTCTTAAGAGCTGATAGCCGACTTTCAGTTTTTTATTTCATCTCTCGTTAGGCTGTCACTTGTAATAATGTGCATGGCAACTTCAAGTATCATGCCGTCTATCTCTGGAATAGACAAAAGGTTTAGTGCATCTTCTGGAACCTTAATTTCATATCTAAGGCCGTTTTCATCTTTAAGTGCAAGGTTCTCAATGCTAGTTGTCTTGTTCTTGAAAATAGCTTTTAGGTCGTATCTTACTGTTCCGTCTGCATCGTATTTTGCATAATCAAGTTTCTCAAGAGACTTGAAGTACTGACAATCTACTTTTACTTTGTCTTCGTCTTCACGTCCTTCATTGATAGCTTTTGGGATAAATACATGGGTCTTTTTTGGACTAGCTTTGCATTCATCAATATTTTTTACGTTAATCTCCATTCTTTTTTTCTCCTTAGTTGTTAATTATTTTGATTTCTTTAGGTTTTCTTTCAAAAAGGGGTTTTGAAGTTATCTCCACCCCACAATTAGGAGAAAACCCTCAGAATTAAGGGATTCTGTTAGTTAGCCTTCCAACCTTCAATTTGAGCAATAAAGTCCTCTGTTACTTCAATTTGAAGGTTGAGACTTCTGTGTCCTTGGTCGTCTGTGTCATTGCCGTTAAACTGTAATGCACTTGATTGTGGAGAGCCATAAGACGAGGAGTGACCAAGACTTGTGAACAAACATGCTTGTCCATCAATCTCTGCCATTTCACCTACTTTTAGGTTTCTTGCATCCCATACAAACAAGAGATAGTCTTTTTCAGTTCTATCTTGTGCATTAAGTACAAGTTTACCATTTGCATCGTAGGAACCAATGTCCATAAATCTCTGCTTAATAAGGTTTGCAGCACTATCAATGTCCTGTATGAGCGAATAGCAGGAAATTGAGCCACTTACACTAACTTTTCCATCAGAGATATAGACTGCAGCCTCGTCTTTGTCGCAAGTAACTTCATTAGAAGACTTCTCTCTATTAAGCTCTTTGTCTGTTGCTCCACCGATAAATTTTGGTGTTACTTCTACACATTCATCGGAATCTGCAAGTGTCATTGTACCTTTTGCAATAAACACATGACCTACTTTGAAACTGCCAAAAGCAGAACCTGTTGCAGCCTTTTTAGTTATTGCATAAACATGCCCACTTTCCAGAGACGTTGCTTTAGCAGAACCAAAAGAACAAAGAAAAACACTAGCCTCTCTTCCGTCTCTTACATTGTTTTTATAAGCCATAATAAGCTCCTTTATAAATCACAGTCCATGATATAGCCTGTGACTATCCTTATTGCTACAGCAAACGCATTTACTGGAGCATCAAGGTCTACTCTCGCTGTCACTGCGGTATAAGCATGTGACCTAATCCCATAAGTTCTTGTGCGTAAGAAATCCAAAACACATGAAAGATATTTTTGTGGAAGATTTACACTTTCTCTCTTTTCATCAATGATGCAGTCAAGAGTAACGATAGCCGTTTCCATTCTGCCGTCACTTGTAAAAACTTCCCCTTCTGGACTTGAAAGATAAATGCCCATGTAGTGTTCGTCCATGCCTGTTCTTGGTGCATCATCGTGAAAAGTTAATTCTTCAAGTTCTGCATCATGACTGGCAATATATGAGTTTAAGTTTGTTGCAATATCTTGCTGAACAGCTTCAACAGCATCATTTACACTTATCATTTCATTTCTCCACTTAATTTCTTTCTCATATCCTCTTCTGCTCTCTGAATACCAATTGTAATGGATTGCCTTATTGCGTTTTCAGTTGCAGACCAGTCATACTTTGAAGGTCTACTTTCACCTACTTTCCACCGCTTTTGTCTACCGCTTTGACCTACCCAAGGGGACTGGCTTTTATAAGGTCTTGTAGGGTTCGCCCAAAGGTTTGCAAGCTGTGAAGTATAAAACGCTACAGACTGGTTTTTCTTCCTTTTCGTTTCCCATGCAAAACTTGCCATACGAAAAGCACCTTTTGAGCTTTTCCTTGTCGTCGAAACCCAACCAGCCTCTGCCCATTTTGAACGAACATGCACACCTTTGTATTGCCGTACGGGCTTTTCCTGCCACTTACCCATTTCAAGTTTGTTAGCAGTTTTTTGCTCTAACTTTCGTCCTTCAACAGCGGTCTTTGCAACAGCAGTGTCACCAGCATCCTTAACAGCAGGTGGAAGTTTAACTGTTAACACGTTAAGAACCTTTTGCATTTCGTCTTTTGGAATGATAATGCTCATGCCGTTGTCCCCTTAACCAGTACAAGCGTTAAAATGCCACTCTCGTTGCCATTTATTTCTCTTATGGTGTAGTCGTTACCTTCTAGCCTTAAAGTCTTTCTAGCAAGCTCCTGTGGCTTTACAGTCGAAGGTATGCTTTCTAGTGAAAGCCTAAAAAACTGCCTATCAACTGTTTTATCAACGGTGTACCCCTTGGATAAATCGTCTTCACTATACGAACCAGAGAAGAAAATCCCACGCACTGTATATAACGATGTCCCCTTGTCCATTACCTCTGCGGAAATAGAGAAGGGGGAGTTCTCTGTTATTTCTTTGAACACATCGTCATAAAACATATTGTCTTATCCTCAAGTTGCTGCAGGAATGTTTGTGATAACTGCATACTTGTCAATTGCTGTAAGCATAGGTATTGGACAAGACTGAATCTGAATGTGCAATGCGTGTGGCAATGCTCCATCCTTTGCCCAGTAGTACTCGCCAAATTCTGCTGCAACCTTAACAGATGCACCACTTCCAACTTCTGCATACACACCACAATGACCAATAAAGCCAACCTTTTCAGGTACAAACAAAGCGGTTCCTTGTGGAATGTAGTATGTAAGTGTTCCGTTATCATCGTATGTTCCTTCATAGCTATAAATTGCTACAGAACCACAACCGGGAAGATTAACAGAACCACAGTAGGAAACACCCTCTTCGTTAATCTGCTCAAACTTGATAAGTCCTGCATCCATACGTCTAACATCAAGAACTTTCTGCATTGCACTGGAACTGAGAAGATTTGCTGCATCGTCAATGTTGAGAATGAGCATCTTAGGAGTTCCTTTGCCTGCGGCTCTTACAGCCTTGGCAATTCCTGTCAAAGTCTCAATTGGCTTTGTGATAAGGTTTGCACCGCTTTGTGAAAGAAGACTAGAAGTAAGAGGGAATGATTGCTCTCCGTCTTTTGTTGCGAACTTTCCTGTTTTAAGAACATCTGCACAAGCTTTCTCAAGTGAAGCACGTTGGCTCTTTTTGATGGCATCTCTTCTTTCTGCAATAGCGATGATCATTCTTTCTTCTGGAGTAAACGGCTTATCATATGGCTCGTTAAATACTCTAATGTCGCCAACATCTGCAGATACTTCGTCTTCATCGTTGAAGTAAGCACCGAAGATTAACTTTTCATTAAATGGAACACCTTTGTTTACTCTGTTTGGGTCGTCTCCTTTCTTTGCAATGTCGGAAAGCTCAACACCAACAGAACGATAATCCATTGCCATGAAGTCATCGGAAGTTCCCTTTGTAGGAAGTCCAAAAAGAACTCTCTGCAAAAAGCCAAAAGAATTTTTCTCAATTTCTACACCTGTAGGATTTGCATAAATACCATGTTTTACAATAGACCAATCCATATTATTTACCTCCTATCCTACTCAACGTCCTTAAAGACAACATGTCCTTTAGCAACTCTTAATGCATCCATAGAAACAACTGTGTTTGTAATGCCTGCATCTCTTACAAAGTCTTCCCATACAGAACCTGCATAAAGAACCCTAACTTTAACAGCTGTTGTTCCAAGTGTTGCATCCTCAAGAAGAAGTCCTACTGCATCATAGGATTTCTTTGCACCTGTTTCTCCAATCTCTTGTGTTAATGGATTGACTGTGGTGGCGTATGCGTACCAAGCTCCACCGATATTAACAAGAAGATGTCCTCTCTTTGCGTTGACGCTTCCAGAAGCTGTTTTTACGTCAACAACCGCACCTACAGCACCCTCTACATCGAAGGTTCTGTTTGAAACATTGATGGTTTCTAAGTTAGCCATTCAATCTCTCCTTTCTGTATTTTGCGACCCTCTCTGCACTCACATGTGCTTCAGTGTCGGTAATCATGCTTGCGTTTGGCATTACGGGATTTATTTCCTGTTGTGCCTCTGCTCGCTGTTCGATTTGTTCCATTGGATTTACAGCCTTTGCTAATTCTTCAGCTCTTGCTTTTTCCATACGAAACAAGTCCATAGCGATGTCACTCTCTTCTTTCCCTTCAGCAATAGCAGTATCAATAATAGATGCCGTGCTTTCTGTCCTATTGGAAAGAAGGGAGGTTATTCGCTCCCTTTCCTTTGCCGCTGCATTGCTTTTTATCTCTTCTGCAAGAATAGGCTCTGCTTCGACAAGTGCATTGAAAAGCTCTTTTCTTTCCTCTGCACCCATTTTGGAAATGTCCATATTTTCCTCCTCTCCTTCCTCTGTAGGGGAAGAAGTTAGTTGCTCAATAAACTCGCTGTAAGAAGCTACTCCATCTATCATTCCAAGGCTTGCTGCTTCTAAGCCCATGAAAGTTGCTCCGTGCCCAAAAGACTTAATACAGTCTTCTTTTTCCATGCCTCTTGAGGAACTGATAAGCTCATAGAACTTTGATTCGTAGTAGTCTAGTTTTTCTTGCAGGCTCTTTTCGCCCTCTTCTGTAAAAGGAGACAATACTTTTTTATCTGCATTTTTAGAGCGGAATATCTTAGCTAGAATGCCCCTTTTCTTGTCGTACTCTTCATAGCTAATTGCAGATGCAATAACACCTATTGAGCCTATCTCGCTTGTTTCTGTTGCTATGATTTGGCTACATGCAGATGCTAATGCGTATGCAGCACTACAACAAAGCCCTGTTACATGAGCTATTATTTTCTTTTTAGTAGAGCACTCTTTAATGTATTCACAACATTCAAAAAGACCTGCAACCTCTCCGCCGGGAGAGTTAATTAACAAGGCTATCTGTTTGACCTCGTTGTCATTCATTAACTCCTCAAGGGAAGTTCTTAAGCTTGTGTAGGTAGTGCCACAATAAAAATAGCATCCAGTGTTATCAGACAAAGAATCTTCAATCGCTAAAAATCCGATTCCATCTTGTGAAACTGTATAGCCAAACTTTGCAATATAACGTGCTATTTCTTGCCATTGAGAACTCTCGTAAACTGCAAGAATATTTGTGTTGTTACTCATCTGCATTCTCCTCTTCTTTGTTATCCTCGTTATCCTCTTCAGGTTTCTTTTCGTTAAAAACGTTATAAGCGGTTGAGTTTAAGCCTTTTTGCTCAAGAATGTTTTTCTCGTTTGCAAGCATGTCAGTAACTTCCTCAAAATCCATTTGTAGAAGTTCCCGTGTTGCTATTTCTCTAGGCTCAAGATTGTTTGAAATCGCTTGAATGTGTGCATTGATTTCTCGTGTTGGGTCTAGCACTATAGATGAAGGGCCTATCCATGTAGATGCAAGAACTGCCTTCTTATAAAGCTCGTTACCCTCAAGATAATGAGGAGCTTCTATCATGCCTGTTCGAATGCCATAGTCTATGACTTGTTCCCAAACTGGAGCACAAATTTTAGATGCAAATTCTTCTCGTATGACTTTGTAAGTTTTTTCAGCACCTGTTATTGTTGCTCTGGAAGATGAAAAATTACTGTTATATCGCTGTGTCATCATTTCATATGGCACACTAACAGCTCCGCCGATTTGAGCAAGTTCAAGCTCTACAAATTCTTTATATGAACTCATAGGAGTCTTGCTTTCCATCATATTCATCTTGTCACCGGGATTAAGAGCTACAACATTTCCTGCACCAAGAACTACATCAGGGTCTTCTTTTGGAAGAGCTTCTAGTTTTTCTCTCTTTTCAAGGTTTCTAATCTTATCAACAGAAGAAACTGGAGAAATTGGAGCATCTTCAGATGTCTCAATAACAGCTGTAAGAAGGGCTTGCGTTGCAGCCTTAGTTCTATGGGCAATTTTAAACTTTTCAAGGTCTAAAATGTCTTGTGATACGCTAGAGAGCCATGGAATGCCACGAACTTGGTTAGATTCCCTTGGTTGTATGCCTACAAGTGTAAACTCCTCAAAGCCACTTGCATTGTATTTGTTAACTTGCTTTGTTGTGAAAGTATCAAGCAAATTTTCATCTGTTTGTAAAATCAAATAAGCTTTTTCTTTGCCGTCTTTATCAAAGATAACCCCAGCGACTTGGCTCTTTGTGTCGACAGTACCGGGAGGGTTTGAAATCCAACAGCCTGAAAGTATTTGTATTTTAGGTTTATAGCCCTCACTCTTTGTTCCATAAAGTCTATGTAGTAAAGTATCGCCGTCTGTAAGAATATTTCTTAATGCTACCGACTGCAAAGAACCAAAACTTTCTCTCCCATAGAAGTCTATTTCTTTTGAGCCTGTGTACATTCTAAAATATGCTTCAGCGGATGCAACAAACTTATTACGTTCTTCTGATGACCACTTTAAAACAGATGATTCTGGAGATGCTTTAGGCTCAAGACCAGGCCCTATCACAAAACGAATTAAAGCATTAATAATCATTGCTCCGATTGTGGTTTCTGAAATAAGCTTTTTGCTTATATCCTGAGACCTTCCAAGAAAAGCAGAAACAAGGGCATTTATATCAGTTGAATAGGCTGCGGTAGCTTGACTTCTATTTGTTGGATAATATTGATTGCCCATATCAAACCTCCGCTACAAGTCTTACTGCACCATATGACACAGAGCCTGAAAGTAGAGCTTCTAATGCCTCTATCTTTCTTTCTGTTTCTTTTATGACTGCATTCAGCTGCACAAGAGAAACGTTCGTAATAGAACGAGTATCATCTCCATTTTTAAGAGACCAAGACTGTCCTGTCTTAATAATTTGCATCCTCTGTTGACGATACGTTTTAAGCTCTTCTTTTAATTCTTCAAGTTGTGCAGAGTAGTCCATGCCACATATTATACCGATTTAGGTTATTTATTTTGGATTATGTTGGATAATGCTGGAAAATAAAAAAAATACACCCTATATTTAGTGTTATGAGAAACCAACCTTTAATTGTGTACAAAACAAAATTTGGCAAGTTTGTTGAAACAAAGATGTTTCAAACAACATCCGAAACAGCTCGATATCTTCGCTCTGAAGGCTGTTCTTTTGGTAATTACATATTGTCGTCTACAAACTTAGAAAATTCTTATGTAAGGCTGTATACCAACGAGAACGAGTATGAAATAGATACTGCACCTTATCAAAAGGTTGAAAGGATTAAAAAAAATGGGAAGGCATGAAGACAAATCAAAGGCAGCGGGAATATATCGCACTGGTGGTAAAGAATATGTAACTATCTCAGAGGCATCACGAAGGCTTGGGAAATCTCGCCATACAATAGCTGTGAAAATGCAAGATAAGAGACTTACCGAATATCACTTTGAGGAAAAAGGTGTTAGTGGCAAGTGGCTTTTATGGACACAAGTTAAATCTTTATTTGCAGCCATAGATGCAAAGAGAAAACAATACGAAGAGAATAAAAGCCAAAATGATTTTGAAATGAAACCGCTTGAAGACTTGAACAATGGAGAGCTTGCACCTGTTGCGATTAAAGAGCTTCCTCCTCTTGTGGATGTAGATGACCCTGAGAATAGCGACTGTTGGAAAACAACAAACAATGGGGTTCCAATTCTCGATGATAATGGCAAGCATATAATTAGCTATGACAAATATAAACAGAAATATGATGCTCTTATTAGAAAACAACAGTTTGAAAAAGAAAAAGGAAGGCTTATTTCAAGAGAACTAGTAGATAGGGCTTTTGCTGTTGTTTTAACTCCACTTGTTTCTTCTGTTATGCAAATTCCAGATAGATATGCATCACGCATCTTTGGGCTTGTCGAGAGCTTTATTGAAACTAAACTTGATAATACGCAACAAACAAGTATAAGAGCACTTTTAGAGGACGAAGCGGAAAATATAGTTACTACTTTTAAACGTAATTTAGAGGAGGCTATAGATGGGCTTGAATCCGATTGAGTGGCTTAAAGAAACAGCAAGTTCTTATCTACAACCACCTCTTAGAGAAGATATTCCAACATGGGCAAGTCATGCCTTCTTTTTGCCGTCTGAAACGTCAGAACCGGGGCTATATTCAATCAATCGAGCTCCATATCAATATGATGTGCTTAAGGCTATGTCGCCACGCAGTAATGCAAGAGAAATAGTCTTGTCGTGGGGAGCACAGATGGGAAAGACCATTTGCGAGCAAATTGGTATGAACTATTATATGGCAGCATATCCAAGACCTCAAGCCTTTGCCTTTTCTAACGATGGAGAACTTAAGGCTTTTGTCAAAACAAAGTTTAATCCTTTCTTGTCTGCTAATGCAGAAACAAGACGTATCCTTGGAAGAGGTTCTAGAACAAGTGGAGATACATTAGATGAAAAACTGTATCCCGGTGGGTTTTTACGTTTTATTGCAGCCAACACTGAAGCTAATATGCGTTCTTATTCTGTTGCTGTTGTCTTTGCAGATGAAATAGACACGTATCCTTCAGATGTTGGGGGCAACGGTTCTCCTATCTTGCAATTAAAGAAAAGAACTAATGCTTTTGCAGATACTCGCAAGATTATCTTCAGTTCTACACCGTCAAATTCAGACTCAAAGATACTTTCTTTAATGGAGCAATCCTCTTATTGTAAGTATCACGTTAAATGTCCGCATTGTGGCAGACTTTTTACTTTTGAATGGGAAAACTTTCATTATGAAACAAACTCGCAAGGAACAGCCGTTATCGATGCTTTCTTTGAATGTCCCGAATGTGGTCTTGTTTTTCATAATGGAGATAAGACAGAACTTTTAAAACAAGAAAATGGAGCTCAATGGATTGCAACAAACCCTCATGCTCCAAAAGACAGAGAAGGCTTTTTCTTGCCTTCTTTCTATGCTCCTGTAGGATGGTTATCTTGGAATGATATTGCTCAAGAGCATCTAGATGCCATGAATGCCTCTGAAGATGATAGGCTCTTTAGGCTTATTGCCTTTAACAACACTGTGCTTTGCAGACAATTTCATGAAATAGGCGATAGACCAGAACAAAGACCTCTCATGCAAAGAGGGGCAGACTCGCTTTATAGAAGAGGCATTGCACCCAACTGGGTAGATGTCATAACAACTGGAGCTGACGTTCAAAAGAATCGTGTAGAAATTACTGTTATGGGTTGGGGTAAGAAACTTCGACATATTCCAATTGACCATATCATCCTTGCATTGCCTATTGGAGAAGAAATAACAGACTTAAATTGCACTGTTTGGAAAGAGTACAACGATATAATCTTAAATGGCTTTTGGACAAGGGAAGATGGCTATCAACTACAAAGCATTGCAAACGCTTTAGACCGAGGTTATGAAAGTCGAACTATTGACAATCTTGCTCGCACGACAGCAAACCCAAGACTGCATCCTGTCAAAGGTGTATCAATGCCAAAAGGGACTTCTGTTACACCTTCAAGAAAACAGACAAGGGCAAATCGTGGAGATGACCCCGTTGCCTACTATGATGTTCCAGTTGACCAAATAAAAAGGGTAGTTTATCAAAGTCTTCTTGCTAATCGTACTTATGAGAATTACATCTATACAGATTTTCCTGCAGGCTATTCAACTGAGTTTTACGACCAACTTTTATCAGAGCATCTTGTAATCAACCACAAGACTGGTTTAGAGCAATGGGAAAAGATAAGAGATAGAAATGAAGTACTAGACTGTTTTGTTTATAACTTCGCAATGATTTATCTTTTACAGATAGATGCAATGAGCGAAGAAGAATGGGATGACTTAGCACAAAGCCATGCAGTTAAAGAAACAGTAGCCGAGGAGCAAATCGACCCAAGACAATATAGACGAAGACGAGGAACTATCTCGCCAGGTATTCCTTACCATCTTTGA